GTGGAGAGCCTGCACGACGACGAGCAGGAGAAGTTCGACAATGCTCCTGAGGGGCTGGAAGGCAGCGAACGCTATGCGGCCATTGAAGCCGCGGCCGACAATCTGGACACGGCGCACGACAACATCACGGAAGCAATCGAGGCCCTGAGGGCCGCGATGGAATAGGAGGATCTGATATGTACCTGAAAAGAGATGGAACACGGGTTGAGCACCTGCCCGTCCTCGACGATTACGCCAAGGATGACCCGAACATGGGCGTGGAGACGGCCTACTTTGTGGAACTCTTCGACGAGAACCACCATCTGCTCGGCCGCCTCGAAAACGGGAACACCTACCCGAACGAGAGCCAGCGGCGGTTCTACCTGCTGAAGCACCCGGAGGCGGCGTTCATCAGCGTCAAGCGTGTGTACCGGAGGGCGTTCTGATGAAAAGATGCAGACTGTGCCCGTACCGCAAGCACTGCAGAGATGTCTGCTACGGCGATGCTCCCTGTGACTTCGCCCGAGCGTTTGACTCGCTCGACCGCAAGCTGAAATGGTGGCAGGCGAAGGCCAAGGCCGCAGAAGTAGCGGCAAAGACGACACCGGAGCAACGGATTTTCGGGGACTACGTTTTCTCCCCGGTTAGAAATGCGTTCAACAGCAAGACAAGTTGGTGGATCAGCAAGAAGGGCTACGCGGTAGCGCGGTACTGCTTTACGGCTGATACGGAGGCAGAAGTGGAGCGCCAGCTTCAGAGCGCGGACAGTTACATCGAAATGTTTGAGGAGGGTTTGAAATGAAATTGACCTGTGCGGACTGCGGGTTCGAGTCCGACGAGGCCATCGTGCGTGACGGCCTTGGCTGGAAAGGGATTTGCCCGAAGTGCGGGCAGTCCTTCGATGTGGCTATCCCGAGGGGGCTGGTCGTGATGATGTTCGCGGATGACAGCAACCCCGAGAAGGATGCGGAAAACTTCGTGGACGACTTCCAAGATGCGGCCACGATCCGCACCTGCTACGTCTTCAACAGCGTGGCCGACTTTGCAGCGGCGTGGCGCAAGATGGTGGGGAACCCCGACGGAATGTGGTACTTCGTGCTCTACAAGGGCAAGCAGATTATGTCCGGCGCCTGCGATGATGGCGACGAGGACCACTTCAAGGAAGAAATGGAAGGGTGGCCCGAGGGATGAAAAGGTTCGATTTTGCAATCGCCCCGAAAGAACTGGCAGAGGCGATGATGGCGGATCTGGGCAACGGCCCCACCACGGTCAACGGCGACCGCTCTTCGACCTACTTCCTCGTGGCAAAGGCCGAGAAAGAACAGAACGGAGAGATAACGGCGGCGCTGATTGAGAACAAGGCCGGTTTGGAGCCTGACGAACAGTTCTACGGCGTCCATCTGATCGACGACATCAGCATGAGCGATTGCAGGCTGGTTTCGACGGACAGCCTTGAGGCAGATGGACTCGTTGAAACCCTTGAGGGAGTATATGCAGGGCTGAAAAAGAGCCTGAGTGATGGAGGAGCAAGTGATGATCTTGAAAGAAAATGAGGTTCTGCGCTGCCCGCGTTGCGGCGGAAAGACCTTTTGCGCGACGGCGCACGTCACGCAGGACTGGGAACTGGATGACAGCGGCACGTTCGTTCGGTGCCTGAATGACTGCGTCGAGGTCACGCACGAACCGGACAGGGAAGACGTCTGGGACTGCAAGACCTGTGGTTACAGCGACGCCGGCGAGAAGTTCGTGACCACGGTGGGCGAAGACAGCGAGATCCGCCTTTGCGAGTGTGTCTATGACCTATCGGCGCTGGCGGCACAGATGCTCGGGTCCGACTGTGGCGAGATTGACAGCCGCGACCTGTTCCACCACATCCTGAATTGGAGCCGTGAGTTCGAGGAAGGCGGTTTTGAGCATGAGGACTACATGACAGCCGTGATTGAGTTCGGCAAGCTGAAAATCGCTGAGTACAAAGAGGGATTGGCGCAGAGCCTTGAAGCCGAAGAGGCGGAAGAACCTGAGAAGCCCGCTCCGACGGATGCCGAATTGACCTTTGCGTTGGTGTCCGCAGCTCCCGAAGACCGCAAGGAGATTTACCAGCAGTTCGAGGCAATCGGCATCAGCCGCGAGGCTGCAGATACGATGGCCGCTGAGTTCCGACGTGGGGAAAGCGCAGAGGGGCAGACGTGAAGATTTTGTCCTTCGGCGCGGGAATGCAATCGACGGCTTTGGCCCTAATGTCCTGCGAGAATGCGGACGCTGAGAGCAAAGGCCGTGAACGCCCGCACCCGCTGGTTCCGGTTTATGATCTGGTTGTCTTCTGCGACCTCGGCTTCGAGCCTCCGTGGGTCATGCAGCAGGCCGAGTTCGTACACCGAGCCTGCGACATCGCCGGCATCCGATATGAGATGCTGGACGCGCCGCTGCATCGGGATTTGATGCAGAACTTCGGGAGACGCCGCACGGTCAGCATCCCGTGGTGGACGTTGGGCGATGACGGCCATAAGTCAAGGATGCCGCGAAACTGCACCCTCGACTATAAGGTGGATCGCATCTCAAAGTTCGTCCGATGGGATGTGCTCGGCTACAAGAAAGGCCAGCGACTCCGCGACGAAGACAAGAAGGCTCATGAGATGCACATGGGGTTCAGCTTCGAGGAAAAACAGCGGTGCAAGGATAGCCCAAACCCGATGTTTGTGAACCGTTTCCCACTGGTGGATATGGAACTGACGAGGGCTGACAACTACGCCTACATACTGGATGTTTGGGGGCTGGACACCAAGGCGTCTGCCTGCTGCTTCTGCCCGTTCCACCGGAACCATTTCTTCGAGCACCTCAAGGAACATCAGCCACAGACCTACGCGAGTTTGCTGGAGGTAGACGAGCTGTTGAGGGATAGGAACCCGAAACCACCTATGGACTCCGACCTGTTCATCTCCCGCAGCCGCAAACGGCTTGCGGATCTGACGCACGAAGACTGCTGCGACGCCGAGTGCTTCGAGTATCACGGCAAGCAGATATGGAATGGATTTTAGGAGGGAGTATGAAAATGAAAAGGAAGTACAAGCAGGGCGACCGTGTTGACAGCGTGGCCGAATTGCTGGAGCACGACTGGTTCATCGTCCATTTTGGCCCTCGCACCAAGAAGACTATGCACAAGGCTGTGCTGGGTGAGTGGAAGCTGAAGCTCTGTCAGCAGTTCGTTGACGGCGGGCGCATCTTCATTGCGGTGAAGCTCACCAACGCCGAGTATTACGGGGACATGACCGATGACCAGATTGTCGATATGCTCGAAACAGATCTGTGCGAATACTGCGAGGGCAGAAAGGGCGTCGTTGGTCAGTGCGACGGGGAGTTCTGCGACGAAGCAATCGAAGCATGGAAGGAGGCGTATGTGAAGTGAAGTTCTTTCAGGTGTTTACGATGATCGTGATGGTGCTGGCAACCGTCGGCGTCATCGGCGAGAGCGGCAGAGGTAAGCACGTCTATATCGCGCTGTTCGCGGCTGCGGGCGTTCTGCATCTGGCGTCTTGGGCACTGAGCATGATGTATTTTTGAGGAGGATATGAGCATGAAAGACAAGTTTATCAAGGCGTACACAGAGAATATCACGCGACCGGGCGCTGACAAGCTGCTGGCGTGGATCGAGTCCTCGGACTTCTTTACGGCACCGGCCAGCACCCGTTTCCACCTGTCCAGCCCCGGCGGGTTGCTTGAGCACAGCCTCCATGTGTTTGAGCGCATGAAAGCGATTTGCGCCAACGAAGCAACCATCACTCCGGGCTTCAACGAGCCGTCGATGGAGACGATTGCGGTTTGTGGTCTGCTTCACGACATCTGCAAGGCGAACTTCTACGCGGTCGAGATGCGCAACCGCAAGAACGACCAGGGCAGGTGGGAGCAGTACCCGTTCTATGTGGTCGATGACAAGCTACCCTACGGGCATGGCGAGAAGAGCGTCTACATCGTTTCTGGGTTCATGCGCCTGAGCCGTGAGGAGGCTATGGCGATCCGTTGGCACATGGGCAGTTGGCGAGAGGGCGAAGCCAGAGATGCAGGCAATGCCTTTGGCAGATTCCCTCTGGCGGTGTTGCTTCATATTGCAGATATGGAGGCAACATATCTGGACGAGAGTGCGGCAGATGGAAAATAGGTTCAGATACGGCAAGCGCCTGTATCAGATTTGGGTTGAAATGCGGCGAAGATGCCGAGCTGAAAACCGACCGGCGTATGCAAACTACGGCGGGCGAGGTATCGCAGTATGCGCGGAATGGCAAGATTACGAGCAGTTTGCTCAATGGGCTTTGCACAATGGCTACTCGGATGACTTGACCATCGAGCGAAAAAACGTCAACGCTGGCTACTCCCCAGAAAATTGCACATGGATAACGCGAGGAGAACAAGCTCGGAATCGCCGCAATAATCGTAAGTTGACGTGCGGCGGCCAGACCAAGACCGCAGCAGAATGGGCGAGAGAAGCCGGGATGGAAAAGCACACCGTTCTCAATCGTGTCAGGAACGGCATGACGGTATCGGAGGCCATCTCAAAGCCTTCCGCACAGAGAAAACATTTGGTGTTTGGCGAGAGCCTGTCTTATGAAGAAATGGCGAAGAAGTTCGGTATCGGAGCTTCAACAATCAAGGCGAGAGTGAAAGCTGGAATGTCCGTCGAAGCGGCGGTATCAACGCCCGTATATAAGCATAAAGCAGTGCTTCAAATCGCCAGTGATGGGCGGATCTGCAAGGTATGGGAAAGCGCAACCGAGGCGGCACAAACGCTTGGTGTGGCGCCGTCTGGCATAAGCCAATGCTGCACTCGAAAGATTGCAACGTATCGCGGATATATCTGGAGGTTCCAAGAGACCGACGGGGAGGAGGTAGCACATGAAGAACTCGCAGAGCAACCGGACGAATGACACGGAATGGGTGGAAATCCCCGGCTACCGTTTCCGATACCAAATCAACCGCGAGGCGGTCGTCCGAAAAGAACTGGAGAGCGGCGAGTGGTACGTCCTGAAGCCGTACATCAGCGGACGAACCCGCGCCTGCGTGAAGATGCGGACGGAGGATAACCGCAAGGTGGATGTGCCCGTCGTATGGCTCATGGCCGACGCCTTCATGGGTGGACGCCGGACGGGGTACAACATCATCCATCGGAACGGGGCGAAGATGGATTGCGAGCTGGTGAACCTCTCATTCGCCAGTAAGCAGGTCAGCGGCAAACTTTCCAGCGCGAACCGGCGCAAGGCCGTGATGAAGGTCGATCAGGACGGTCAAGTGGTCGCCGTTTACTCTTCTGGACGAGAGGCGGCCAAGAAGAACTACATCAGTCAAAACGCCATCTGGGCCAGATGTACGGGTAAAGTGAAAGACCCGTACAGGCTCGATGGCTACGATTACAGATACGAAACATCAAGGAGGGCTTAACATGAAAGTCAAAATCAACACGCACGGGAACCCGCTGCCCGAGTCACATGGCGAGTGGGTTGACCTTTACACCGCCGAGGACATCGTTCTGGAGCCGTTGGACTTCAAAATTATTTCGCTCGGCATTGCGATGGAACTTCCTGCCGGCTACTATGCGCAGGTCGTTCCCAGAAGCTCGACCTGCAAGAACTTCGGCGTCATCATGGCGAACAGCGTGGGCATCATCGAGCATAGCTACTGCGGTAACGATGACATCTGGGGCTTCCCGGCGGTTGCCATCCGTCATACGGAAATCCCGAAGGGGACGCGCATCTGCCAGTTCCGCCTCGTGAAGCAGGACGAGCCTGTTGAGTTCGAGCAGGTCGAGGATCTCGGCAACCCGAACCGCGGTGGCTGGGGCAGCACTGGAACCGGCAAGGGGGCGCAGTAATGGCTTGGGAGATGAAGTATCAGCCGAATGTGGTGCTGGATTTTGACGGCGTCATCCATTCCTATGTGAGCGGCTGGCAGGGCGTAGACGTTGTACCCGACCCGCCCGTGCCGCTCATTGACGAAGAAATCAAGCGGATCAGAGCCGCGGGGTACAGAGTGGTGGTCGTGTCCACCAGATGCGCCACGCCTGAGGGCATGGGAGCGGTGCGGCGCTACCTTCGGGAGAACGGCATTGAGGTCGATGATGTGGCGGCGGAAAAGCCACCCGCAAAGGTCTATGTCGATGACCGAGCCTTGCTCTTCGACGGCAATCCGAAGGGCCTGCTGGAAAAGATCCAGCAGTTCCGCCCGTGGCAAGAGGGAGGGCCTCTGCGTGGGAAGCCGCCTGTGCCGAACTGCCGCAAGTGTATCGCCCATGTGTATGAGCGCACGAACGACGGGTGGCGCGAGGATGAATTTGTCGCATGGTTCCACACATGGGGAAGCACGTTCGAGGAGTTCGACAATGGGGCCGTCCCTGTTACGACGGGCATTGTCGAGGACGAGCACGGCAAGGTGTGGAGCACGGCGGCGGAGAACATCCGGTTCATCGACTGAGAGGAGGACTGCAGATGCCGATTAAGAACTACACGACCAAGGTGCCGGCGGTTCAGACCGTCGGCGAGATCCAAGGCATCCTCGCCGCGCACGGAGCACGAAAGGTGATGATGGACTACGCCGAAAACGGCAAAGTAACGGCAGTCACATTCGCGCTGGACTGCTGCGGCTCCCTGCATGGTTTCCGACTGGAAGCACGACCGGACGGCGTCAAGGCTGTGATGGCGAAGGAGCGTACCAAGTGCGACGACGAACAGGCCGAGCGCATCGCGTGGCGCAACCTGAAGGACTGGATCGCCGCGCAGGTCGCCCTCGTGGAGACGGAGCAGGCCACGATGGACGAGCTGTTCTTCCCGAAGCTGGTTGACCGGAATGAGAAGACGCTCTACGAAGTGTTCCAGACCGGACAGCTCCTGCTTGGCGACGGAGGTGAAACGTAATGCCTGTTTGCCCGTACGACATCACATACTGTGCCAACGATGCGTGCCCGTTCAAGGACTGCGAGGATCATGTGTCGAAGACCAAGAGATTTCCACCCGGAACGTATGTCAGCGTTGCGGATTTCAGCGGGACATGCCGACGACATTGAGCAGAGCATCAAAGAGCGGATGCGTGGCTTCGAGCGCAACAGCTCCTGCTATGGAGACGTGATGCGCGAGATTGCGCAGGCCGCTGGCATCGAAAGCCTCGCCCTCTGCGATTACGACGAAGACACGGACGAACCGACTGACGCTTGGTGCGAATACTGTGCGGGCCTCAGCCAGAAGATGCCCGTCATCGAGATTGACCTCGGTGAGTTGGGGAACGACGTGAACATCGACGATCTGCTCGATAAAGCCGAGGAGCTTGGCTGGTGCGTCCGCGAAAGCGACACCGAATGGGAGTTCATCCAGAACAGCCCCGCCGGTGAAGATTTCTCTTTCGACATCAGCGCGAGCGACGTCCGCAACGCGGACGACATGGTGCGCGAGATTCGCTCCTATGCGAATGGCTTCGACGCTGAGGAACACGCCAAGATGTGGATTGAGGCACAGGGACGGGTGTCCGGTGTCCCTGACCTCAAGACGCTTGTGAAGGATGCTGATGACATCAAACTGATGCTGAACAAGCTGGCGTCTGCGATGGAGGATGTGCTGAAAGGCGAGTCTGATGACGAAGATGACCGAGCAGAGTTGTCGCCTCGCCAGATTGAGCGTCTGGACGAGATCGACAACGCCATGTATGAGTTCCTGCTGGTTCTTCTGGAACAGGACGAGGACGAGTTCGACTGGGATATGTACCACATCGGCGAGGCTGTCGATGCGGTGCAGCAGGTGATGCTCGACCACGGGTTCGACATCCATCGCCCGTATATTGAAGACGACGGCGAGCACCGGACGGTGCATGACTACGAAAGGGCTGGTGGCCGCTAATATGGAAAAGGCGTATGAGTGGCTGCTGAAGGAGTTCAGCATTGACGGCGCTGCGGCTCGCATCATCCGAAACGTTTTGGAGTACGCCGACCGCATGGGAGGCGACGAACAGTACGACTTCCTGGCCGAGATGTTGGATGGAACGATTGGACTTTCTGATCGAGAGATCCGAAACTTGTGCTGGAACTGAAGGAGGTGTGGAAATGATAGCTCAGGCTACAAGATGCTATGACTGCGGACGCTACGTTTCGCGGGACATCTACTTTGGCAGGTTCGGGAAGCGCAACAACGTCCCACTTTGGGTTTGCCCCAACTGCGGCGTGGTACATGAGGACTATCGGTGGTTCAAATACGTCAGCCAGCAGGAGGCAAACGCCATCATCGAACACCGCGGGCCTCGTGGCCTGTTCGTGCTGGAGACTGGCGTTGAGTACATCGGCATCGACAATAGCACCGGCGACGCTTGGACGGAAGAGTTCCCTGACCTGACCGAGTGCATGATGTGGCTGGCCGGGGAAAAGGAAGCCGCTCAGGCGGCAAAAGCACAGAGAAAATACGAGACAGGCGACGGGCCTGCCGAGGACGTGGAACTGCGGCGGTATAGATGCCTCCAGTGCAACCACATCTGGTACGAGGACTGCGACGCCCCTGATTATCCAGACTACTGCCCCGGCTGTGGCGAGAGTCTTTGCAGAGGAGGTGCTCAGGAATGACAAAGGCAGAATTGCGCGAGAAATTGCTCGGCGGAGCCGTCATGGACAACCTGTTCGCGTTCAGAAACGGTCAGGATTGTGAAATCTTCAAGGCTGCTCGATTTGAACAGGGCGACGACATCATCTACATTCCAGACCTCGCCCTGAACCTGATTCCGGTCACGGAACCCGCGAACGGCCCGGAGGACGTGGAGGAAATCGTCGGTTGCTGCTACACCGGCAACGACTTCATTGAAGAGTGCGGCGGGGACGTGGAGAAGGCAAGACACCTGTTCTGGTACTGCGACTGGCAGCATCCGAGTTCAGCTCTGCCCGAAATCGAAGACGACGAGGAGGCTGAGTGACGTGAAGACGGTAGCCGATTTGCAACCGGGCGACATTGTCAACATCAGCGGGCAACCGTTCACGGTAAGGTCGATATATACATCTGGCGGCAGCACAACGCTGGTTTTCGAGGATGTACCCGCCACACAGGAACGGTGCGACGCTCTCAAAGGGCTTGCCAGAGATACGGGCGGCATTGCTGCGATGGTGCCAGTACGTCCGATGCAGAAGCAATCGTGGGAGCAATCTGAGTTGAGACGGTGGGTCAACGAACAATTCCGCGACGATGCGGAAGAAATGAGGAGGTATCTGGATGAACAACATCAGCCTGAGAGCGGAAGTGGCGGTACAGGTAACGAAGGAAGACCTTGACGCCATTTTGTTTGAGGCTCTGAATGCCGGCGGTATCGCTGGCTGGGCCGACCGCGTGATGGCCGTCGGCAACATTCTGGGCAAGCGAGTTTGCGAGCAGGTGTCCAACGGCGGAAAAATTGCCATCCGCGGAACTGACGGAACGTGGTACGAACTGGACAAGGCGAAGCTGACCGCTGGCATCAAGCAGTACATAGAGGAGAGCTGCCACATCCGCATTGAGGATGAACGGCTGGTTCTGGATGACCTGACAACGAACGAGGCGGACGTGATCGTGCAGTTCGCCCTTTTCGGAGAAACGAAGTTTTGAGGAGGGACAACATGGAGAAAAAGCAAACCTTCAGCGTTCACACTGAGCGCGATGTCAAACTGACGGTCGAGGACATCGACGACATCATGGTTGCGGCTTTGGAGGGCGGCATCAACTACTGGTGCTCCGAAGCCGATGTTGTGGAGGAGCGACGCTGCGCTGATTGGGGACACGAGCAGATTGCCCGCGGCGGCGCCCTGGTTCTCCACGACATCGAGGACAGCAGCGAGAAGTGGGAACTGGATCTGGAGAAGTTTCTGAAGGGCTTCAAGCTGTGGGCCGAGCAGGGCCTCGACGAATACGGGGCTGTGCAGAAAGACGGCACTGTGGACTGCTGCCAAATCGACGCTGCCTGCGCTGACGAGATTGTGCAGCTCGCTTTGTTCGGGGAGGTGATGTTCGGATGATTACTGAGGATATGGTGCGTGAAGGCATCCGAAACGGCAGCGTCCGTTTCGTCAAAGACCCGAATATGGAGCACGGGACTGTCTGCCAGATCGGTGACAACTGGTTCTACTTTGGGCGCCTGAAAGCGGAGGAACTCGACCCTGACGAATACGTCAAGGCAACGCCCGAGGCTGATGTGGTCGGCCTGATTTGCAACACGCTTGACGAGTTCCGAAAGAGCGGCGAAACCTTCGAGGACGAGTACGCATACTACGAAGCCTACCTGAACGAGCAGAGAGCAAAGGCAATCCCAACGCTGAAAGAGCGAGACAAGCGGCTGGAGCGGCTCTGGGCTGAGTTTGGGGATGTGCCAATGAACCCCGAGACAGAAGAGATCGAGGCTCCGTTCCTTTGCTTCCCGGCCGGAACGAACCGGGAGGAGGTCTGGGAATGGTTCGACGAACGATACAGCCGCGGCGTTGCAAAGCTGCTGCTCGTGGGCGAGCCAAAGGATCGAGAGGTTGCACAGGCGTTGTTCTTGACGAGCTTGTGCTGCGAGTGCGATTCCGAGCATTGCGTGTTCAATCCTGACGGGATCTGCAAAGCACCGTTCGTCACCGGCAGGGCTCCGGGCCTGAACGATGACGGATGCACCGACTACTGCTACAAGGAGGCGGAGTAAATGGAACGAAAGTGTCAGAATTGCCGCCATGTTGACGTCTGCTTGAAGCGGTCGTTGGCGATCTTCAATATGTTCATCGTCACCGGGCGCTACAACGAGGTCGAGAACGCCAAGAAAAGCCTCGACGTATCGGTAGGGTGCGAGCACTACGACGCGAAGGAGGCGTGATGGATGAAACGAAGCGACGCAATCGCCATCATTGAACGAGAGCAGAGCAAGGGCCGCTTTGAGTCTGAGCTGGACACAGCAATCGGCATTGCCTTACACGCCCTGAAAGAGCCGCGGGAGATGTGCTGCGGTGGCTGTCAGCGGTTCACAGACGAGGACGCAAACGGTGTCGGGTGGTGTGAAGAACACGACCGCGAGGCTTACTGTGACGAGCCGCCCTGCGGGTACTTCGAGTGAGGGTGGTGCCACATGGAGCGCAAAGACTGGAACTATAAGACCTATTTGGGAGACTGCATCGACGGGATGCGGCTCCTGCCCGCGGGAAGCGTGGACTTCCTTTTCACGGATCTGCCGTATGGGCGAACCAACTGCAAGTGGGACACGCCGATTGACCTTGAGGCGTTCTGGAGCGAAGCTGACCACGTAGTGAAAAAGAACGGAGCTGTGGCTCTGTTCGCACAGACGCCGTTCGACAAGGTGCTGGGATGCAGCAACCTGAGAAATCTGCGGTATGAGTGGATCTGGGAGAAGAGCAACGCCACGGGCCATCTAAACGCGAAGAAGATGCCCATGCGGGCGCACGAGAACATCCTGATTTTCTACCGCCGCCAGCCGACGTACAACCCGCAGAAGACGGACGGCCATCAGCCGGTGAACAGCTACACGCATTACATCGACACGCAGAACCGCACCGAGATTTACCAGAAGGCGACGAAGGAAGTCAAAGGCGGCGGCAACACAGACCGTTACCCGAGGAGCGTCATCAAAGGCCCCAGCGATAAGCAGACGAGCCACCTGCACCCGACGCAGAAGCCGGTATGGCTGTGCGAGAGACTGGTGCTCACATATACAAACCCCGGCGAGGTTGTGCTCGACTGCTGCGCTGGAAGTGCCTCCATCGGTGTTGCCTGCTGCAGAACGGGGCGGCGGTACATAGGCATTGAGAATGAAAAGCAGTATTACGACGTGATGCGCACCCGCCTCCGGGAGTGCTGCAGAAGCCACAGCAAGGAGGTGGGCTGATGACACCGCAAGAAGTTCTTTTGGCGCTTCGATGCCATCAATCGGCCATCGAAACAGGGTGCTGCCCGAAGGAGCAATGCCCTGCGTTTGAGCGGCCAGCACGGTTCAAATGCGCCGGCACGGTGGCAAAGGCTGCCGCAGACCTTATCGAAGAGCAAGCGGCCGCGTTGAAGCGGCTGACGGACACGGAGGAGAAAAGCTGTGGAATCTCAGATGTATGAAGTGACGACCTGCCCGCTGTGCGGACAGCTCATGTTCAACGGAGAATGCGAGAACCCGGACTGCCGCTACCATTGGCACCCGATGGAGGATGACGAATGAGCGAAGCTGATTTTTGCGGTATGGATGCTGGCGAATACTACGCCGCGAAAGACTTCCTCGACCGAGAGCGGTTTTACCGGAAGCAGGAAATGGAGGACCAGATGAAGAACAGAGTGACGGTTAGGCACGGGATGTTGTCCGACCTCAAAACATACCTGAAGCAAAGCGGATGGAAGCTCGAAGAGCCTGTTGGCGCATACGAGGTTCTGAGGGCGCGGAACCCGAACTATCCGCGCCCGCTGTTAGTCCACGACCGCGCCGAACGCGGTGTCGGGTACAGCATTGACGAACGCGATGTGAAGGTCTACAACGGCTGGCGACGCAACCGCCGCAAGCGTGGCATCGACCCAGACTGGCCTACACCGGAAGAGCGAAGCCGATATTTTGAAGGGAGAGATGGAGTGTGAGCTTCAGCATCAGACGTGGCGACATCTTCTATGTCCACAAGTTCGGCATTCAGGTCGGAAGCGAGGAACATACGGGGCGTCCCGGCGTGGTTGTTTCCTGTGACGAAGGGAACCGCTACTCCGAAACCGTGCAGGTGGCCTTTTGCACGACGCAGCCGAAGAGCAATCTGCCGACCCACGTTGAGATCCTGAGTACAGGAAGGGCAAGCACGGTCATGTGTGAGCAGATCAATACGGTATCGCTGGAGCGGCTCGGCAATTACATCGGGCGCTGTACGGCGGAGGAGATGCGTGACATCGACATCGCGGTTGCGACGGCTCTGGGCCTCAAGAAGTACCCCGGCCTGATCGAGCGCCTGAAGGAACGCGAGCAGCAGGTCGAAAAGCGAGAAGCTGGTGTCGGTAAGGAAGTAGATGCGAAGGTAGCTTTGGAAATGGCGACGGTCAAGGCTGAGCGCGATACATACCGCAGACTGTACGAGGATCTGATCCGTGGGTTCATTCCGACGGCACCGGCGGGGGCCTGATACGATGGCCTATGATATTTACTGCGCGTTCGACCTTGAAAAGCACAAGCAGACGTATGTGCAGTATTTGGAGGTCGTAATTTTGGAGGACGGGACTGTGGAATACGCGGTTCCGTCGCACCAAGAGAAGCTGATTGCCTTGGCCTGCCAGAAGCGGGGCGTTACACGGCAAGAGCTGAACGACCTGTGCCCTCGGGAGTATTACTACGACTTCCTGACGTGGCTCTGTATGCAGGCAAATGCTGTGGCTGTGTGGAACAACGACTGTTGCTGTGGTCGCGGCATCAACCGAAAGCAGGTTGCGACGCTGCGAAGACTGAAAATGGCCGGCGTGTACGGCGGCACTATTCCGAAGATTTAGGGGGAGTAATTTCCACGATATGAACGGAAACGATAATGCTGTCAAAGAAAATCTTGATTTTGTATCTGTTTCGATGTATCATAGCAAGCACAGAGATACTCGAAACGGAGGTGAAGATATGACATCGAGAGAACTTATGGATGCAGCTCTGGCGAAAACGAAGAACTCGCAGGCGTGGCTCGCCCGTCAAATGGGTTGGACTCCGCAGAACTTCAACCTGCGTTTGAACCGGAACAGCATCAGGGCTGACGAGTTTTTGGCACTCATGGACGTTCTCGGCGTCGATGTGACCTTCACGATGCGCAAGACTGGCGAGATCCTGAAGCCTCACGTCAGCGGGCACGGCCGCAGGCTGTGCGGTAACTGCGACAAGATTACGTTCGATACCGCTGCTGCGGAGGCTATCTCGAACAGCTTTTATGAGGACGGCGTCAACGAGTTCAATGCAGACGGCGAAGCCGCCGAGTTGTACGTTGACAGCGAAGGACGGTATTTCATGGCGGAGTATCACACGGACACGTCCAAGGACAGGCTGCGGACAGTCCAATCCAGCGTCGCCGCCGCATTCGTGGAGAAGTATGGCACCCAGATCGAAAAGGGGCCGAAAAAAGAATAAGCGCACGATGAAGCCACCCTCTCGGTTACGACCGGGAGGGTGATTTTTTATACCCAAATGCCCCGTACACCCGCTGTGCCCCGTACGGCCACGCACACGACCGTCACGGCCCTCTGCATCCATTCACACCGCTGACGCTACGGGGCGGTATAGGCCCTGTACGGGCTGTTTACGGGTATATTCTGAAACGTATATAGACAGAAAATTTCTTCATAAAAATTAACGAAAACATATTGACATAGGTAGGTATCGCAGTATAATAAAGTTACAAAATAACCAGATGGATAATCGGAGATAGCCAGAGCAACAGTTCAGGAAAGTCTCCGGTTCTCTTATAAAGAAAAGGAGACAGCGATATGGCAAGCCAGTATGACAGCATCAAAACCGCAGAGGAACTTCTGAAGGAAGTAGCGGCACACGGTCTGAGCACCAAGCCTGAGGACATTTGCAGAGCGCAAGACATTTTCGGTCGCAGCGAAGTGAAAGAGCTTATTCGGCTCGCCAATGACAACGGCCGCCTGAATGGGTTCGACGGCGAACCTGATCCGCGTGGTACTTATTCCTCTGGCCGCGTTGGACTGAGCAAGTATTTCTATCAGGTCGCTTTTAAGATCTGGAGCTGGGAGGATGCGACTCGCTTCTACAATCAGCACAGCAACTTCCCGGTCATGGATGCGCTGGAAGAGAACAAGATGCTTCACCAGCAGGTCAAGGAGCTGAACGGAGAACTGAAGCGGGCCAAGGATGACCGCGATGTGGAACACAGAAGATGCCGGGAGGCTGTTGACGCTGAGCAGGCCGCTCAGAAGAAAATCGGCCAGCTCGAAGCGGAGGTTCACGACCGCGACATGACGATCATGGAGCTGAAGGCTAAGCTGTACGACCTGATGATGAAGGAGGGCAAGTGATGGCTATTTTCACCAACGTCTACGGGGACGGTCACACCCCTGACTACGAGGGCTGCGTCCTCGACTGGTACGAGCACAACGGCTACGACGATTCCGACTGGTACGCGATCTGCTGGAACGAAGAGAAGCAGACCATCGACAAGGTTCTATTCGACACCACCCGCTGCGCCTGCAGTGGCCGCGCTGAGATCGACGCCACGCCTGAAGTGCTTCGTAAGGTCTACCACTACTGGAAGACGCTCGGCAAGTCCCTGTTCGACGGGCGCACGAACCGGATGCAGGCCATGAAAATCCACGTCGGCGATACGGTACGCGTAATCGCCGGCCGCAAGTTTAAGAAGGGAAGTGTTGGCCAGGTCTTTTGGTGCGGCACCTGCCGCAATCCATACTCCGGTTGCACGGAGGAGCGCATCGGCATTGAGGTCGATGGCAACCGCCAGTTCATCAACGAGTCTCAGGCTGAGCTTATCGGCTGGGAGGCTCGCTTGCAGACCGGCAAGGAGCGCAAGCGCCAGATCCGCAATTTCGCGGTGAACTAGATGCCGAGCCACTACCGCCGGTACTTCTGCGAGAACGACTGGCTGCGGGCGATGTGGCTTGGCGAGGAGCCGGGGTGGAAAGCACTGGTTGGAGGTGAGCAGTAATGGCTATGGCTGATAAGGTCAGCACGGTTCTGACATGGAGCCTGCAACTCAGATACCAGATGCTCGACCGCATGAGGCAGGATTGTGAGTATTTCCTCGGGTGTGGCAACCGAGTCACGAAGTATCTTTGGGCTGGCAACGTAGCTGACCATATCGAGTACATGAAGGCTCTTTGGTGGAGCTTCCCCGAAAGCGGCAAGCCTGAGTGGCTGACGCTTGAGGAAATCAAGGACTATGAACGGAGGATGGCGGCATGAAGATTTTCACAGCCTGCCCAGAGTGCGGTTGCACCGACTGGATCAGGTTCAACAGCGGCGGGTTCGTTTGTAACGGATGCGGCCGGCTGATATTCACGGAGGAAATGATTTTGAAAGGAGAGGATGACGATGAAGTTGGTAACGGCAACTGATGTCTGGTACACCCAGCAGCAGAAAACCCTCGACGAGATCGCGGATAAGCTGGGCGTCGTTGCCTATCGTCCGAACTACCACGGGGCTGAGGGAGACAAGAATACGGTTCTGTTCTATTTGAAGGAGGACGAGGCGCACAACCGCAAGGTTGACCGCCAGCCGGTTCGCTACTCCCGCTCCGAGGCCAAAGACAGAGGCGTGGATGTCAACAGCGAGTGCGTGTATCGTGACTATTTCTGGTCATTTGAGAACAGCGATGTAAACGGCCAGCTCGACATGGGGTGGGCAAACAACGGGAAGCTGAACCTGAGAAGTCTTGACTGGAAGACCAAGCTGGAAGGCAGCATCACGTTCGCGTTTGCCAGAAAGATGCAATTCAGTTACGTTCGCAGTACGGGCGGGTATTGGGCGCTGCGAGAAGCTGACAAGACGTATAACGACTGGAACCGCGAACAGTTGCGGGCGCTGAAGATGATGCACGGGCGGCTGTTCCTCGGCAGCATCAACTTCCACGGCGACCAGCGAAAGAAGGTTATTGCCGGCAAGGAAGGTGTCTACGAGGAATTGCTCGATCAGATGGTCTACAATTTCGGGTGCGACTTCGCCGTACCGACCCCTGACAAGAAGCTGGAAGAGCTGATCCGAGCGTGGAACGGAGACGAGCGACTGCCCAAGCGGCTCGTAGATGTTGAGGCGATGACTGGCCGCGTGGAACAGCTCGGCGGCCTCAACATGATTTGGTACTGAGGGGAGGAAAAGAAGATGGCGAACAAGCCGGTGGTCGGCATCATTGAGTGTCCTCATTGCGGGAGATCGAACATGGTCGGGTGGAATGGGAACTGCAAGTTCCCGTGCTTCTACTGCGGCAAGACGTTCACGGTAAAGCGGACGCGGCTTCATCATACGACGCCGATAACGGTCAGGGAAAATGAGCAGGAGGCGGCAAGAGATGAACGAGTATGAAGCGACGTTCTCCCAGGACGGTCGGTACATCACGGAGCGGCGTTGGCCGTCCCCCGAGCACACATACGAGATCGTGAACGCCGTGCCGCTTGGCTATACGGTTTGGAACATCGGCCACCCCGTAGCGGGAGAATACCTCCCGCTCTGCCGGTTGTCCCAGCACCAGCCGTTTCCGGGCGGCCAGAGCATTGACGTTGATTCGCTGAAGGCCATACGTTGCGACGGCGCCCAGACCATCCTCGACGCTGTGGGCTACGGCCCCGGCACTCTGGAGGAAATGGAACGCTTCGTTGAAAAGAATAAGATGGCACAGCCAAGAACGTCGAGGCACAGAGAGGTCGAGCGAATGAAGGCGGCTCTGCCGTTTATGCGTTCGCTTCAATGGAGGTGAGAAAATGCAAATCGAGATCAGAGACATCACACCCGAAGAGGCTGCTCCGTATGGCGAGAATGCAGACATCGTTCTGACAGGACGAAAAACGGTCGTGTTCACCGACGCCGACGGCAATGTCGGAAAGCTCTACATGAAAGAGGAGGACATTGACCTACTCGGAAAGCAATATATCGCCGAGAACTCGACGCTGGAGTACAGCAAAGTTTGCGGAGAATGGTTCCCGAAGGTGTCATGGAACGCATACAAGAACGACCCGCAGAGAAACCCGCCGAAGACCATCGACGTAGAGTTCATTTGCGACATGGTCGGCGAACGTACAGAAATCTGGCGCAGGCTCGACACCGGCGGCTATCTCATGCGGAAACTCTGCAACGAACCGTTCGCCCGTTGGCTGGTCTGCTGTAAGCGTCAGGGATGGTGGGAAGACGGAGCTCGCATCCGTCCAAACATTACTCTCAGACATGGGAAGCAAACCGAGATGGTGCGATACAACGACTGGAATGAAACGGCCGCGTACAGCGACACCTTCAATCCGAATTTTAGGGAGGGATAAAGATGCCTGAAGTGAAATTGATGACGCCGCTGTTCGACGGCGGTATGTATAATCGCACCGGCCGTCGGATGCGAGCTGTGTTCATCAAGGAGGTTGCCGACGGAACCACGACCTATCGGCTGTGGCGCAAGGACGGAAAGCCTGAGATAGAGTACCCGCGGTGCGACAATGACCGCTATATATTGCACGTTGAGGTGAACAGTTACCTGATCCCGTTGCGCATGACGGAGTTCCAGATGATCGACAACTGCGGCTACCTGCCCGCGGTGAACGAACTGTACGGCAGCAAGGAGGGGCGGGTCGCCTTCTTCAATGAGCTGAGAGAACGGGATGGGTGGAACCAGCCGACCAGCGTGTCCGAGGCAATGAAGCGAGAGGAAGAAGTCGTTACGCGCCTTGGGAGCCAGCCTGAGAGGTGGGTTGCCAGCATCAGTAAGCAACTTGCAAGCCACGTTAAGTTCTATCTCCAGAGCGAGAAGAACGGCGGCCTGACACATCCCGATTATGTCGGAGCCTGCGTCTTGAACAAGTTGGACGAGTGCGTGAAGCTGTCTGAGGCCCATCAGGAGTACATCCAGAAAGAGAAAGAAAAAATAGCCGCAGAAGAGGCAGAGAAGCGGCATCGAGAGGCCGAGGAGATAAATGCGAAGGCAAAGCAGGAAATCGAGGCAGCCGTCAAAATCATCCGAGAGGGTGGACGCCTGAACAACGACCGCATCGAATACCACGTGGGGGATGTCGGACACAACGAGTCGATTGTCTTGTTCCTCATGCGCCGGTACAAGGTGGGTGTTCCCCTGAGAACGCAGGGTTGGATCTGCAGCAAGCTGGCGAACGTCACCATCAAAGACGGCAGGTGCGACGGTCTGCAGTATTACAAGGCCAAAGGCGCTGCCTGCTCACAGCGGTTTTTCGACTGCATGAACGAGCTGGTTCAGAAGGTAATTCAGGAGGAAGCAAAATGATTACGATGGAAAACACCAGAGAGCTGATCGACTTCGAGTATTATGGCAAGTCCTACCGGATGGCCCCGGAAGAAATCGAGGCGGCGTACCGGTATCAGGAGATGCAGTATCGCAAAGCGGACGCGCTCCGTATGCTGACCTCGTATGCGTTCGGTATCGAAGATCTGGACGCCGTTTCCGACGAAGACCGAGCCGAATACGAGAAAGAGTTCGAGGCCGACTACGGCATCACCTTCAAGGAGGCTAAGGAGAGAATCCCTGTGATCGTGAGCTACTTCTTCCAGAAGGCCGATTGCAACGTCGGCGAAAATACAACTTGGTATGAAGCCATCGAGGCGGTGTTCGGAGGGAATTGAAATGGAGACTGAAAGCAAGAGATGGAAGCTGGGTGACGATGTGAGCGCCGACGATAACATCCTCGACGGGTTCACGTTCAGGGATCTGATTCTGGCTGTGCATTGCAACTGCGAGAACATTACGCCCGAGGCCGTCCGCAGAGAAGCGGCCGAGATTTTGGAGGAGCGGATGCAGGACTACCGCTTCCTGCTCCGAAACAACATCGAGGAAATCATGGCTGAGGCCAAGAAGGGACGTGCGCAGTATGAGTAACTGCATGACAGCGGACTCAATGTGGGAGCAGACGACGCTCTTTGCGCCTCCGCCCATCACGGGAACGCCGGCCATCAGTCTGTTCGACAACACGACGCACAGTTCGGAAAAGCCGAGCGAGTGGATGAAGCAGCTCGTGCCAGACGGCGAGTATGTTGTCATGGTCGGCACCCATCCGCTGGTGATGCGGAAGACGAAGCTGACGGCGGACGAGGTGCCTGAAGGACACCAGTTCTACCATTACCTGATTGACGGCGCTGTGTACGCCGGCATCTTCGTAGGAAAGGAGAATGCAGAATGATTGGAAAAGGAAAGGCTCTGATCGTGCATGACGACTGCATGGTTTCACGTGTGGCCCATCGGCTCGAAGAGCTTTGCGGCGAAATCGAACTGTGCCAGAGCATCCTCAAAAATGCCACAGACCTGCCAACGGAATACCGCCGCGTCAACAAAGAGCAGGCAAGACAGCGGCTTGAATTGGCACGATGGAACCTCGACGATTTGCTGGAGGACATTGAAGACGGCATCGTTGCACGAGAGCTGAAGCACATCTACAACGAATACTGCAGAGGTGGGAACGATGGCGAGGTTTGACGATCTGTGCGCTGACTTCCAGAAGCGCAAGCCACGCGGGCCCATCACCGCGGAGGTTCCGTGGTTCAATGTTCCTCTGGAACTGCAGAAAGGCAGTGAGAGCGTGAACGACGTCCTCAGGAAGTACCTGAAGGACTTCAATCTGGAATACCTGAATGAGATGGGAACCGTGTGGTTCCTATACCATGACCTATGGAAGTGCTGCACCCACGAAATCAAGGACGGGAAAATCCACTTCTACATGGCCTGTTTCGATTACTGAGGAGGGCGATATGTACTTAATGGGAAGCGACGAATACGAGTGCGACATCTGCGGGTTCCGCGAAAAGTGGGATGCGCACGATGACCACCGCGGGGATCTGTGGGAGTGCGAACGGTGCAGGAAACATTTCTGCACGAACTGTTTCAAGAAAGCCTGCGGTGAGGAGGATTTCAGAAAGATGCTGTCCGAAACGGACAACGTGTTTTGCCCTGAGTGCTGGCAGAACCAGCCGCAGGAGAAAGAGTTCATCATCAACATCCGCGAGACACTTGAAACACAGGTGGCGGTGGAGGCAGAAAGCGAGGAGGCGGCCCTGCGAGAAGTTGAACGCCGCTGGAAAAATGGCGAGTATATCCTCGACGCTGATAACTTCCAAGGAGTTGACTTCTGGGCGGCAGACCATACGCCCGTCAAATACATTGACGCGCAGGAAAAAATCGACTGGTTCGAGCTGTTCCTGAGTCGGATGCTGGACTATTCAGACGGCGAGGTTTGGGGAAACGGCGACGAGCTGATGTGTAAGACGGAAGCCATTGCGGACGCCATGTGCGACCTGCTTTTCCAGCTCTACGCCACACAGGGCGAAGAAGTTGTTTTTCATACCGGGTATTACGACCCGGTAGAAGATGCACGGTCTGGCGAAGAAGACAGATGCACCGGATGGTGGTATGTGGAATGCGATTGAGAGGAGCGCGAAGAGACGGAATGAATGTGCCGAAGTATATCCGCGAGAAGATGCACCGGATTGCGCTCCATGCAAGAATGGTAAGCGATCTTGACCGTGAAGTTGGAATCTGGTTGGAACAGAACGGGATAGACGTGGAGAAATTGAGCGATGGTGGCGGTAGTGGTTACGAAGAACTCAGCTATGGCAATGACGTAACGGACGAACTGTGCGCTCAAATAGAACAGATGGAGGCGTAAAGATGGAGAAATACGCGAAGAAACTGCAAGACATTATCAATGAGCAGGACTTTTGCTTCGAGCCAGAGGAGATCAAAACGGTTGAAAAGGCGCTCGGAGTGTTGAGAATGTACGAGGATGCAAACATCCCGGCTGAAGCCTGCGCGGAGTACAGGAAGTTTGAGGACGAGCTGATCCGAGACGGCATGAGCCTTCAGCACGTTCTCGACCTGCTCAAAGCGGAGAAAGAAGGACGGCTGAAGGTCAGACCTGAGAGCCTCGGCCAATGTTGCGGGCAGTGCCATCACTTCCTCAGAGAGCCTATGAAGGCATCAGGCATCTGCGAGGTTCGCAAGAACAAGCATTACCCGCGAGCTGGGACGCCACTTTACTGTTGCCAGTCGAAAAAAGCCTGCCTCGACTTTGACGAACGCGGCGAGAGGCCCATCCGGTATCAGGAGGTGTGACGATGGAACGCCTGACGATACGCAACAGCGACGGCACGGTATCGCAGCCGACCAGCACAACGGTCGAGGCTGCGTTCTACCGGCTGGCCGACTATGAAGACACCGACCGCGAACCGGCCGAGATCCGCAAGCTGGAGCGAGAGTACCGCACGGCCGTCAATGAACTGTGCGCTATGTGCGGCCGATACAAGCGGGAACACGAAGGAGCCTGCGATGGATGCCGGTGGAAAAATCCAGTGTGACAGGAGGTAGCCTGAATGGCAAGAGAACGGCAGCAAAAGTGGATATGCCTTGACTGCGGAGCTGCCTTTGCCGTGCAGGGCATAGCCCCGAAGATGTGTTGCGCCTGTGGGTCTGCGAGGCTTGGGCGAGCGCCGAGTTTGGAACTGGCCGAAAATTTCGCAGAGAAGCGGCTGGAGCTTGAGCAGGTCTGCCACGAGCTGAACGGCGCCTATGGTCGATACGCTTCGTTGAAGACTCGGTACGACGAGATCATGGCCTACTGGAAGCAGCAGAAGCGGCGTGGATATATCACGCCAGAAGAGTATCAACAACTGGCCGAGGAGTTCATTGGAGCACGGCCAGCGGAAAATAAGGAGGACGAAACAAATGGCAAAGATCCCTGAGAATGTGCTGAATGTGCTGGGCGAGTGCAGAGCGGACGGAAACCTGCTTTACCTGCCGAGCGTTCAGCTTGACCGCAAGACCTACACGGAGGTCAACAAGGTTCTGGAGAACATGGGCGGCAAGTGGAACCGAAAGGCAAAGGCACACGTCTTCGCCGAGGATGACGATGTGGCGGAGATGCTGGAGAACGTCATGCTCACGCAGGAAGTGAAAGACCTGAAGCGCGAGTATCAGTTCTTCCCGACGCCCCGCGCCGTCGCCGAGCGAATGTGCGAGATGGCCGAGATCGACAGCGCATCCGAGGTACTGGAGCCGTCCTGCGGCAACGGCCAACTGGCGGATGTCATTTGGGAGCATTTGCCCGCCGGTATGTGCTGTATCGAGCTGAACACCGACATGAAGCGGTATCTGTCCGAGAAGCCCTATGGCGTGAACTACCGCGATTTTCTGGACGTGACGAAGAAGGAAATCGGCACTATCAACCGCGTCGTGATGAACCCGCCCTTTACGCACCATCAGGACATCGACCATGTGCGCCACGCCTATGACCTGCTGGACGCTGGCGGCGTTCTGGTCGCCATCATGTGCGAGAGCACGTTCTTCCGCAGCGATAAGAAGTCCGTGGAGTTTAGAGACTTCCTCGACAGCGTGTATGCTCAGACGATCAAGCTGGAGCCGGGAACGTTCCGTGAAAGCGGTACGGACGTCGCTACCCGCATCGTCAAGATCAGAAAGCCGCTGTAAGACCCGAATAGAGCGATTCCAGTTGAGGGCGGCAATACTTTCATCATCACGCGGTGCTCCAGAGGATGTAGAGCCTTGCTCTACCCTCTGGTTGCCGCTTGGTTAATCTTAAATACCGCAGAGAAAGGAGATGGAACCATGAGCGGAGTAACAGGCTTCCATATCGACGTGAGGCCGGTGTCAATCACGTTTACTTGCCCGCACTGCGGCAGAGAAGTCACGGTTCCGTGGCGAGAACTCGATGTCCCTGAGTGCTGGGGTGACGACTGGGGCTACGTCGAATGCCCCGACTGCGAAATGGAGGTGAAGCTGGGTGACTACGAGTACGACTGAAATGCCGAAGCTGCGGCTCGGAGATCGAGTATCATGCAGCGCGTACATCAGGCCAAGCGGTAATCACTTCGAGATCGACAACGGCGACGCGGGAAAGGCGCTACTGTGGAGGAAAGATGCGACGGAGGGCGAGGAGATCGAAGATTACGAGTCCTGCGAGAAGTTCGTCACGAAAACGGCTTTGTTCACCGGAGTCTTCGTCGGCGTGACATGGCTCTGCACGGAATTGTTCTGCGAATGGAACGAACCTCCGTATGGAAGAAGCGGCTTCCAATGCAGCTCAATCAATCCGAAACCGTTTGCCATCGTCTACTACGCTGAAAACAAGAAGCGGCTGGTGCCGATGGACGGCATTGAGAAGGTGGAGCGATGAATTACTACGAAATATACGATGCGTACAGCGGCGAGCTGCTGACCAGAGGCAACGCGGCTGAGTGTCGAAAAGCCCTCGGATGCGCCAGCCTTGACAGCTTCTACGCTTTGGCAAATCGGGCGCGGCGGGGGATCAACAAAAAATATCGGGTCGTCATCAAAAAAGGCGGGCAGGTAGATTACCCCGTGCTCGGCAAGGATGACCCATTTTACAAGAAGGAGGGATAGCAAGTGGCGAAACTGAAACCGATCCTGTTCAACACAGAGATGGTGCAGAAAATTATGGCCGGCGAAAAGACCGAGACACGGCGCGTAGTTCTCCCACAGCCTGAAGGCGCACGGTTCGTCCTCGACTGTGATGAAGAGAACCGGACGTTCGACCTGATGTGCGGGAACAACGGTGCTGGCGGCATCTTCTGTGATTGGGCGGAAACCGTGAAGCCGAAGTTCTGGTTCGGCGACGTGCTCTACATCAGAGAGACGTGGCGCGTTCAGTCTGCGCACCGCTTTGAGGCGGATGCAAAAATCGAGTTCCGGGCAGGTGGCCCACTCGGGAAAATCCAGTTCCCCGGCGGATGCTCCGACTCGGAATCCAGAGAGGCGTTTGACCAGTTTATCGCTAAGTGGAGTACCGACTCCAAGTGGAACCCCTCGATTTTCATGCCAAAAGAGGCGGCGAGGACATTCCTGAAAATCGTGGACGTTTCCGTGGAGAGGCTCGGAGACATCAACGGCGGCGGGTTGAAGGCTGAAGGCATTGACCGGAACCAGCCGTACAGAGCCATGCGCATGGATTTTCGGGATCTCTGGAACAGCACCATCTCTGCAGACCAACTCGACGAGTTGGGATGGTATGCGAACCCGTGGGTCTTCGTCTACAAGTTCCAGCAGATCGGCAGAGAGGAGGCGCTGGCATGAGACGAGGGGTTATCGTGAAGACGCTGAGGTGCTGTGCTGAGCTGAACTGCAGGGGATGCCCGCTGGAGAAATTAAGAGAGGGCAGAGGATGCACGACGAAACTGGCAAAGGAGGTGCTGAAACAGATGCAGGCAGACGACGCAGAACGTCGGAAGCAGTATGCGCAGACGTTGCCGAAGGCAATAGCCATCGACTTTGACGGCTGCCTCTGCGCAAACGCATACCCGGACATCGGCGCTCCAAACTGGGAGATTATCGTCGCAGCAGCGGCAGAGCAAATCGCCGGAGCGGGCCTCATTCTCTGGACGTGCCGAGAGGGAGAACTGCTTGAGAACGCGCTCGAAGCCTGCGCCAGATGGGGCCTGCATTTCGATGCCGTGAACGACAGCTTGCCGTCGTGGAAGAAGTTTTACGGGAACGACACCCGCAAGGTCGGCGCGACTGAGTATTGGGATGACAAAGCATACCGAGTTCAGAACGGGAAGCTGATGAAGGAGGTCGCACATGAAATGGATTGACAGGCTGAAGGCAAAAATCATACATGCACTCGGCGGCCTGACACGCGCTGAGGCGACGTTTCCTGCGCCCATCGCGCAGGTCCTCCATTACGACATCCAGACGGTCAGGATGGTGAAGATCGTGCCTGCCTTTACCAGAACGCACGAGGCCGAAATAGAGAAGATGCTCCGAGCGGAGATTGCGCACAACATCGCGGAGTATGTGATGGAACACGACGCTGTCGTTTACGAGAGGCAGGAAGAAGAAAACAACGACCTGCAGCTCTCGGCGACCTTCCGGTTCCTTCAGCCGCATGAGGGGGAGTGGAAGATATGAGAAATTGCGCACAAATCGGCATCGACGACGAAATCTTCGTTGACAGCTTCGCGGGAGGCGGTGGTGCATCGACGGGCATGGAGGTCGGCCTCGGCATTACGGTGGCGGCGGCCATCAACCATGACCCTGCGGCGATCCTGATGCACAAGACGAACCACCCGTACACGGAGCATTATCAGGCGTCCGTCTGGGATGTAGACCCGCGTGACGTATGCCGTGGGCGTCCCGTGGGCGGTGCGTGGTTCTCGCCAGACTGCAAGCATTTCAGCAAGGCCAAGGGCGCGGCTCTCGTTGATAAGAAAATCCGTGGTCTTGCGTGGATCACCCTGAGATGGGCCGCTCTGGTGCGGCCGCGAGTGATTTTCCTCGAAAATGTCGAAGAGTTCCAAACATGGGGGCCGGTCAGAAAGGGCAAGCCTGTAAAGAAGCTGGCAGGCACGACGTTCAGAAAGTTCATCGGCCAGCTTCGGGATCTCGGCTACGAGGTCGAATGGCGTGAGCTGGTGGCGGCTGATTATGGCGCACCGACCAGCCGCAAACGGTTTGTCCTGATTGCCCGTTGCGACGGAAAGCCCATTGTGTGGCCCGAACCGACCCACGCTCCGCGGGATAGCGAAGCCGTGAAGAGCGGCAGGCTGAAACCGTGGCGCAGCGCAGCGGAAATCATCGACTGGAGCCTACCTTGCCCGTCCATCTTCGACACCAAGGAGGAAATCAAGGAGCGGTACAATTTGAAGGCGGTGCGGCCTTTGGCGGACAACACCATGCGGCGCATCATCCGCGGCGTGGATAAATTCACCATCAAGAGCGGCCAGCCGTATATCGTCCCGACCGGCTATGGAGAACGAAAGGGACAGGCCCCACGGGTACACGACATCGAGGAACCGCTGCCTACGGTGGTCGGGAGTGGCAAGCACAACCTCTGCAAGCCGGTGCTGGCACCGTTCACGGCGACGAACACCAGCAACAGCGTCGGAGCGCCTGCCGGTGATCCGGTACATACCGTGACGACAGCAGGGAACCAGATGCTTGTAACCCCATATCTGGCCGAATGTAATCACGCAGGAGGCGGCCACGTCGCCGATGTGCGTGGCCCATACAAAACCATTACCGCCAAGCATACGGGCGGTATCGTGGCGCCCTCGCTCATTCAGTACCATACCGAGCAGACAGAAAACGTCCGAGCCTCTGGCCTCGGCGCTCCAATCCCCACCGTGGATGCCTCGAACCGCTACGGCCTGACCTGCGCAAATCTGGTGAAGTATTATAGCGGCGTGGTAGGCGAGAAGATGGAAGAACCGCTTCCGACGGTGACGGCCATCGACCACAACGCGGTGTGCGCGGCCCATGTGGTGAAGTTCAAGGGGAACGAGGTGGGAACACGCCCGACGGATGCGCTGCCGACGCAAACGTCGTCTGGCGTGTTCTCCCTCTGCGACACGCTGCTTTGCAAGGCTGGCCCGGACGAGAATCTGTATCGCTGGCCGCTGATCCGCGAACTGCTGAACCGCTACTGCGGTTATAAGCTGGCCGATGACGACCTGCTGCTTCTGAGCATCGGCGGGACGCTCTACTTCATCGCAGACATCGGCCTGCGGATGCTCTCCCCGAGAGAGCTTTACAATGCGATGGGGTTCCCACCCGATTACATCATCGACCGCGATTATATGGGCAACCCGTACCCGAAGAACGAACAGGTCGCCCGCTGTGGCAACGCCGTTTGCCCGCCGATGGCCGCGGCTGTTGCAAGGGCAAACTTCCCCGAATACGTCGCCAAAGTGGGCGACACCATCACGACAATGGCCGCCCTGTTGGACATGGTGGCGGTGTAGAAAGGAGCAAGACATGGACAAAAAGAAATTGATGGAGCTGGCAGAGCGGTATCAGCACAAGGCTGACACGGCGTTCCAGAACTATCAGGAGACGGGCATTACCCGTTACGACACGGCCAGACGGAACAACGAGGACATGGCGGAGGCTTTGCGAATGGCGGCCTCTGCCAAGGAAGACCACGACCGGATGATCCACCTGAGAGGGGTACTGAGCCAACTGGCGTGGCGGGCTGCGGAGGCAAACCGTGCCAGCGAAGAGGAGCGGCCTCGGAAGATGCAGGCGGTGCTCGGAGAGCTGCTGTCTGCGGCCCGTATGCAGGGCTTGATCCGCGACGAAGGAGGTGATTTCAAATGAAAATCGTCATCGTGCATCACCTGAACGATGCGCAGCACTACCTTTTCGGAGTACCCGAGGAGAGAGACTTGAAGAAGGATGATCTGGTGCTGGTGCGCAACAGCCGAGGCGAGGTGCCGGCGGTCTGCGTCTGCGACAGCTTCAGCGTCCCCGAAAACGTGCTTGAGCAGTTGCAGAAAATGTACGGCGGGAAGACCCTGAAGTGGGTCATCGGAAGCGTTGAGTTCCTGCGCTGGGAGCAGGAGAAGGAGGAAGCGAAATGAAAAAGTATGTGCCCATTGTGACCGACGACCCGCAGGACAATGTGGAGGCGGCGCTGAACTTGGTGTTCATCAAGGACGAAGAGGTTTACGTCCGCGGCTATGGGCCGGCGCCTGACTTCTCAGACGCGACCCTGAGCAACGTGACGCGGGACATTCTGCAGAAGTACAGCCCTGAAACCTTGGAGAACGTACGCCTCAAAGACGATTTGGAGCTTTCGTGTGCGACCTCTGAGTGGCTGTTCGACGGCATTGATACGATTGAGGGCGTGGTTGCCCTGCTCTACACGATGGCGTGGGCCTTCGCAGAGACCAGAGAGCGCCTGCGGATGTACGAGGAGACGCGGCTCTCTCCGCTGGATCTGAAAGACCGGCTGATCGCGCCGTTCCAGAACGATATGTTCGCTATGGTCTGGGGAGCGTTCAAGAAGTTGTACCCCGACAAGGAGTGCGAGATCTACTGGGAGCCGCAGATCCGCGACGAAGAGGACGGCAAGCCCGTGTATGGTCTGACCGACTTTGCTGATGATGGTTCTGTTGCCGTCTTCGTCAAGCCGAGCCTTGAGGTTGCGGACGCGGTTGAGATCCTTGCGCATGAGCTCGCCCATGTGGCGGTCGGCATTGAGCACGACCACGACGAGGTATGGCAGGAGGCGTTCGACAAGATTTTCGAGGAGTACAATCGCATCGGAAATCAGATGTTTCCCAACGGAGAGCAGTGCGTGATGGACGACCCTGATGAAAAGTGAGCTGCGGTTTTCGTGGCCTGATACTGGAGAGCTGTCGGTGCGGATCAACGGAAACGAGTCGGCAGCTCTCCGTTTCTTTCCGTCAGAAGAGGCCATCATAGACGGTCTGCGTAAAAACGGCGTAGAGGCCGCGTACGGCGATTTTGCAGATACCAACCCACACACCCACGGAAGCGAAACAGACGCGCTCCTGACGATTTCTGGCGATTCCTGACGGTGTCCTGACTTCACAATCACATTTACTGGTGGTATAATCACAAATACAGAGGCTTTGCGAACGCTTTTGGCCTCTTTGATAACGGAGGGAATGACTATGACAACAGGCGAGCACGGTGGCTACGAGGCCGCCGCACGACAGTACAACGACTGCATCCGCGCCGGCCAGACCGCGCAGGCTGTCGAATGGCTGACGGAGATGGCCGAAATCCTTGAGAGCGAGAAGCGATATACCGACGCCCTGAAGCTGGGGATGCTGACGTTCTACTTCGCCACGAGCGGCGTGTACGCCGAGCCGGTCATTGAGGATCACCTCGCAAAGCAGATATGCCGCGTAGTCTGGGAGACGGGCCTTACGCTCCATGAGCGCGAGGAGCTGTTCCTCGACACGATCCGCGACGACACGCTGCCAGAGCATATCATGTCGGCCAAGGACTGCGCGTACATCTTCGACGTCTGCGCCGCCGGCAGGGTGGAGGACGCGAGAGAAATGCTGGGCCGATTCGTGACGGCTCACGCTGCAAAGTAAATACAGAAGCGGAAAGCAAAAAGAGGCACGGACGTTGCTCTCGACGCTCGCATAGGGCCCGTAACAACTCCCCACCCATGAGAGCAGCCGACAGTGCCGCTATGAATGAAGTCTTTACCCCGGTGTACGAGTGCCAATACATCACGAAGGAGTAAAGAAAATGAACAGAAATCTGAACGAGGCAATTTTCGACATCGCAAAGGTGGAGGCCATCATGTTTGCTTTCGAGAATACCTATCTGGAGCTGGATGTGGCGCCGGCTGACAGAGCGCGAGCCGACATGGCGACGGATGCCTTCTATGCCCTTTGGGACGCCATCAGGAAGGTGTCGGATGACCTCGACCGTCTGGCTGGAGATTGCCGAGTGGTGGATGCCATCTACGCCGTCAATGACGTTCGGCGGCGTGTTGGCACCTTGAAAACCGAAGACTGAGTAGGAGAGAGGCCGGGGTTTTCCCGGCCTCTTTGCTATTCTTACCATAAAATATGTATAACATATTGACTTCGAGGTATAATGTGATATAATATACTAAAGAAATTAAAGGAGTGATTTCAGATGGCGAAAGTATCAACCAGCATTTCCATTGACGCCGATGTGAAAGCACAGGCTCAAGCTCTGTTCGCAGACTTCGGCCTTGACCTGTCCACCGCAATCAACATCTTCCTGCGGCAGTCGATCCGCGAGAATTGCATCCCGTTTGCCATTCAGCGCGAGGTTCCCAATGCGGACACCATCGCCGCTATGCGGGAGGCTGATGACATGGTAAACCACCCTGAGCAGTATGAGACCTTCCACAGTATGGAAGACCTGAAGAGGGCTTTGGAGGCATGAAGTACGATGTGAGGATGTCCACCCGCTTCAAGAAGGATATGAAGCTGGTGCAGAAACGTGGGTACGACCAGAGGCTTATTTTCGAGGTGATCGAATTGCTTGCCAACGGCATGAAGCTCGACGAGAAGTACAAAGACCACCTCCTGACCGGCGATTACGGCGGTTTCCGTGAGTGCCATATCACGCCCGATTGGCTACTGGTGTACCAGTACAGGGAGCAGGAGCTTTTGCTGCTGCTGTCCAGAACTGGAACCCACAGCGACCTGTTCTGAACTATGGAGCAGGCGGCGATGACGTACAAGGGGTATTCGGCAAGGCCCGAATACTCCGCCGAGGACGGGGCCTTCTTCGGAAGGCTCCTCGGCATCAACGACTTAGTGAACTTCGAGTCCGCAAATGCAGAGGGCTTGGAGGAAGAGTTTCATAAGGCAGTGGACGACTATCTGGCGTTCTGCTCTGAAATAGGGAAGCAGCCCCAGACGCCCACCGTCTGAAAATACGAGAAAGATTGCAGAACGCGGCGCGGCGGTCTTGACTGCTGCGCCTTGCGTCTGCGTGGTATGGAGAGAGCGATGAATTACTATGCAGAAAATCCGAAAATCACGCTTCGCGTGAGCATCGATGACGCTATGTTCGTTTCCTGAAACGGAGGAAGACT